TTCATCGGCAACAGCAAACACCTGGCCAGGCAGAACGATTGCGCCTTGCAGGCCAGTCGAGAACGTGACGGTTTCGCCGTCTAGCTCTTCAGACGCCATCATCCAGCGGCCTAGGCGGTACGCTTGGTTGCGTGATGTACAGCCAAAAGCGACAACCTCGCGGACTTGGTAGCCGTATTTGGTGATTAGCGCCGCGTCTTCGACGACGACGAAGTTTGGCTTGTAGAAGTTGTCGGGGTCGTTGTAGCGGACGCGGATACTGGTGCTGCGCGTTTTTAGGGATGAACCCGTGTAGTTAAAAACGCCCTCAATGACGTTGCTGTTTGTATATAAGTGAACTGGACTAATGCCAGAGCCGTCGAGATTGCCGTGATCAGCGGCTAGCTGCACGGTGTTGGTGCTCCAGTAGGACATCCCACGAAACACCGAGGCGAGATCTTGCAGGACATTGAAAGCCGCTGCACGATCACCGATGACAACGTTGCAGGCAAACCGTGGTTCCTGCGTACCGTCTCGGTTCGTAACGTATTGGTTAGCGTATTGAATTAGAGGATAAAGGTCTGTATAGCTGAGATTTGATGAGTCAACAAAATCACCGCACCCGTACCTGTCGTTAAGCACCATGTCGGCAAAAATGCAGACAGGGCAAGTCGTCCAAGCTGTACGGGTTCTACCGTCAAACGCAACATTGTCAGCAAACGCCAGACTGCCATCTGCTGTGCGTACCTTTGCATTATGAGGAATTTTGACCCGTCGCCCTTTAATCAAATAAGCACGGCTCGGGATATTGCTGAATTGTCTTGTGTTTAATTCAACGCCAACACAAGCGGTGTAAGGATATGTGCTACGAATCTCCTGTCGCTCAATGATAGAAGTCCAAACCAATTGATTGGCTCGACCATTGGCAAGAGGCGTTTTTTTAGATATCTCTTCAAAGTTTGCAACCTTAACCTCAAAAAAGTCTTCTTTAAGGTTAATTTTTTGAACTTTTATGTTCCAAGGATAGCCATCCCCTTTTTTATCACGCGGCAGCTCAATGACTGGTGTTTTAATTTGATAGTCGGTGATTGAAGTACCGGTAATTGTCTTATCAAACTTCTTAACGTAAGCAGACCCCTGCCGCTGCACAGAAACAACAATACGGATGCTGCCATTGAAAAGCTGACCTTTCGCTAGCCCCTCTTGAGCGGTAGAAAACAAACGAGGAATCGTAAACAGCAGCTGGACTGAATCAACTTCTGAGTCAGATATCTGCCTTATAACAGTGCCAGCGCCGTAGTCCCTGGCAGTTACTTCGTTGTTAGCGTTTACTGTTTCGGAATAATTTTGACCAACCTCAACAGCAACACCTGTGATTGTTGTTGTTGCATTGCCTGCTTGAGGAAGCTTTGATTGCCTTCGGCCACCTAAACGATAAGCAAGACTGCGATCTTCTTTGGGAAAGTTAAAAGTTGAACCTGTTAGCAACGGGGTTTCATCAAAGAACACCTCTTCACCGAAGTTGTCAAAACCCTCGATGGGGCCTTCACATAAAAGGTCAACAAGGCGGATGCTGGAAGTAGAATTAAGTGCCATGATTATGAAATGCTAGGGTTGAATCCATGTCGGACAATAAACTCGACAGAGGAATCAACCGACGCATCGACAATTGTAATGTCAAGTCTGTAAAAATCTATATTTGACGCTTTGTTCGGGTCAAACTTGTGATACCACCTGTATCTGCCCATTGTTAAGCCTTGTATAGTAAATTGATCGACGGCATGGATGTCAGTTGAGTTTTGCTTCCTCGATTCTATCTTGTAAGTGATAAACCCATCTGTCTTTGTAGAACCTGCGCCGCTTACGAACTCAAACAGTTTGTTTACCTCTAAAAATACAAAGTATTTGTCTGGGTCTTTGGTCGGTCCTTCTGTAAATTCAAGGCGAAAATTGTTTGCAGCGGTTTTCTTGTCGTTTCGTTCAATGTTTGTAAATTTATCCGCAGAGCTTGAGCGGTTGAGCTGAAATTTAACGTTGTTCCAGCGTGCGCTGTCGTCTCTTCGCTTGCCAAACTTAAGCTTGTTTCCATTGACCGTCATGGTGCCAGAGCCTGGCGTTCGGGTAAATTTTTTGATTGGATCAGAATCATCAGCAACGTCAACATCAGCAGAAATGACGTGCGATCCGATTAGAACCTTGCCGTAAGCCACTGGAATTGTTGCACCAACGCCGACCGTGTTTTGTGCGCCTAGATAAGCGTAAGACTGTTGTCCATCGGAGCCGCGATTCACTGATTCTGGTCTTGTAGCTTGAAAGTCGTTTCTAGTGTTTACGCCACCGTTCGGCAGCTCAGGCTGAGGTGACAGCATCTGCGTCACGCCGCCAATCACCATGCTCGCGCCAAGAACTGAAACAGCTGTTCCGACCGCAGCGGCATTTAGAACAGCAACAGACGAAACACCAACAGCTGCTTGACCTGCGCCGAACAAACCAGTAGTGCCGAATAAGCCAGCACCAGGGAACAAAAACGATGCAGCAATCAGACCAATTCCTGCGAAAATTCTTCCTGCGCCACCTGCACCGGCAAGCACAGGAGTCACAATTAAATCGTTCTGCCCTATTGGCAGGTGCAATTCATCAGGATTCAGGTCAACGCCAGCCTGCAAAACCCGGTAACCAATACCGCTTTCATGCGCTGTCGCTAGCTCATTTCTGAAGTCTGGGTAGTTGATGCACAGCAACTTAATGGCATCAGCAGGCGTGCGGAGGTTGAAAAAGGTGTGCTCAGAGCCGTGCCGCTCACCTAGATCACCCAGCAGTCGGACGACTTGCTGCTGCATATCGAAAGACCGCCGCGACCCTTGCCAAATAGTATCTGTTGAGAGGGACTACCGCACTTAGCGAATCACGTTGCTGGTGCAGGATTCGCTCATGTGGCAGCAAGACAGCGGCGTGCATCGGCGTGCGTGTGCCGATTCTCATGATCAATACATCACCAGGCAGCCGCGCTTGCATCGCCACCTGCTTAAATCCAATGCGTTCCGCTTGGTCCAGAAAGATGCTTTCGCAGGTGTAGGTGCTCTCTGGCCGCTCGTAGTCGGGCAGATGGATGCCTTGCAGCTTGAACCAATCACGCACCAACGTGAAACAGTCAGCTTTGCCGTACTCCCATTCGCGACCGATCAGGGATTGATAGTTGACCATTTGCGTTCAGGCATCTGCCAAATGTGCCACGGGACAGAGCCATGGCTACACACAGTTTGATCCGACTCGCTTGCGGGTCCACCTTGCGGATGCGAGTGAACAACCGCTTCAACCTTGCCCATCATTGCCGCAACGGCGTAATCACGCGGCTCCAACACAAACGTGCTCTCTGGCGTATCTGCTGCGTTCCTGCAGGGCCAATACTGCCCATTGACGACAAGACCACACGATTCGCGAGGGTAAGACCGTGCAGCGTGCGCCTCAGCGTCACATCTGAAGTCGGGCACCTGGGAAACCTCCGAAGGGCAAATCACCTTTAGGGAAACGCAGCGTGCAGCTGGTGTAACGCTTGCCGCACACATCGTTAGCTTCAGTCGTGGGCTTGTTATTGATGTCAAAGTATTTTTTGCCCGTGTACCCGCAGGTGCTTTCCTCGCGATACACCCAGGGGCAATGCTCTAGGACTTGCCTACGCGGTAGCGAAACGTTAGTTAGATCAAGCTTGCTGGCTAGCTCAAACTCAACCATTACAGGGTTTTCGGCTGCTACTCGATCGATATAAAAAACCTGATCCTCAAATTTTGCAGATGAATCAGCAGTGGCGTTCGTACCACCCGCAAAGTTCACAGCATCCAAAAACTTCTTACAGGTTTGGATCCGTGTCACTTTCGCCTGCAACGGGTTGTAGAGCAACAGCAACGCTGAAATCGCGTTACCTGTGTTTGCGATCCGCATAGTCGGGCGAGGCATAACGCCCTTTGTAGACGCCTCAAAGCCATCAACTTCAATGGCCGTGGCTGTGTACTGCTGACCAGAAAAAGTCACGTTCGCGGTCAGGTCGTTGGTTCCTGCGTGGTAGTAAAAGGTCTCATCAACGCCGTTGACGGCTTGCGTCAGCTCTAGCTGAAACAGCTCGATAATCGCGGACGGCTCCAACGATTGCAGCTGTTCTTGGATTGACTGCGGAGTGCTCATGCTTCAAACACCTGCTCAAAAGTAGTCGTCAGCTCAACGCGACCCTTTGTGGTCATCGTCTTGTTCCAAGACCTGCAACGCACCTTGATGCTGCTGGTTTCGCTTGGCGGCGTGAAGGTGAACTTCTCGGTGCCACCGCGAGCGTCTAAAAACGCCTCAACGGTGTCTGATTCCGATTCAGACAGGTTGTAGGTCAGCGTGTACGACTTCGGGTTTTGGTTGATGCCGAGGCTGCCAACCTGTTCGTAGCCACTGCCAAAACGTGCCCGACGGACAATCGGCTGGCTGGCCTTTGTTGTGCCGTAGATAGGCGGAATGTTGACGGATGAATCCCAGCTGGCAGTCATCGGCTCAAGAGTCCTCCAGGTCGTTGTTGCTTGATTATCTCGCCCTGGACAGCAGCGCCGATAAGAGCGCCAAGCTGGCGGGACGAACCTTCATCGCCCTGCACGCTAGAGCCGCTGGCATCAACGTTCACAACTACGCTAGTCCCACCCCCTAGCTGATCGTTCGGAACAATCTTTCCTGAACCGCTGGGAACGAACATTTCGGGGCCACGCTCGCCGACCATGTAGGGGCTGCCAGCTGACACCGGCCCACCGTTAGCCCTAAAACCGAAGAAACTAGTGAAACTAAAGCCCTTCAGCGCGTTTGATAGCTTCTGCTGAAGAAGTAGCTTTGCCATTGACTTGATGACACCTAGCAAAGAATCAGACAGGGACTTGGTGCCATCCACTGCCGCCATAA